GGAGTGACGATGAATGACACCCTTGCCGGCGCAAGTCCGGTTGACCAACCAGTTAGGCTGGACCCGGAGCGCTTGGCGTTTGAAGACTGGGCCGATGAGCGATGGGGCCGCGAGGCTTTTAGGCACAAGAGCGACACCAGCGGCGAGTGGGAGGCGTGGCGGGCCGCTACGGCGCGCGAACGCCACCGATGCGCGCTGATCTGCGACACGACGCCACCTTACCCGTTCCGAGCGTCCATTGAGGCTGCGCATGCCATTCGGAAAGGACAGCCGTGAAACATGAACCTGTACTTGGGCTGGCGCCGATGCTTGAGGCACTCGGCATTAAGCAGACTGTGAGCTTCAATGACTGCTACGCGCTGTTGGGCGAGTTGTTCGCTGTGACGCGACGCAGCCCGAAGGTGGGCGAGTTGAGCGGCAACGAGTGGTGCGCACTGGTCAATCTTGCGATGGCCCGCCACAAGAAGCCTAACGCCCAGGTAACCGGCCAGCCGAAGGCTGGTCCGGGTTGACCTGGCTGTTAGCCGGCCGGTGGAGAAACGAAAGGAGCGAGGAATGCTGACAGACCGAGACATTGCGCTGCTGATGAACCGCCACAGCCTTCAAGGCGGCAACAACGATAGTCCGTGGTGGCTGCTGTTCGCGCGGGCCGTTGAACGCGCAGCGGTTGAGGACGAGTGCAAGCACACCGATTCGCTGCTGACCATCATGGGCCTGGACTATTCGCGCTGCCGAAGCGAAGGCGGAACACTCATGCCGCGCAAGGTGCTGGCCTTGCTGGCCGAGCGCAAAGCTGCCGCCGCGTCGAGCGGTAAGCCGGCCGATGGATGGGTGTCGGTTGCCGAGCGGCTGCCCGAAAAGTTCGCCGAGGTGCTGATTGCCTTTGCTGGGCAGAGCGCGATTGCAAGCACTGGCCAGTACACCGGCAGCCCGCACGACAAGAACGGCTGGTGCTATCCGGCCGAAGACAACGGCATCTGTGACGACGGAAGCGACCCAGCGGTGACGCACTGGATGCCGCTGCCCGATGTACCGCAAGCCGGCTAACGTTCGCAATGAGCCGACGCCGTAGGCGGTCGGCTCGATTAAGGAGTTAGCCATCATGGATGATGACAAAGTGTTTTGGGCTCGCCTTGAGGAAATGCCTCCTTGGGAGGCCGAGCAAGAGTGTGTAGCTCGTAGAGAGCAACTGTGCCTTGAGAACGCAATGCTTGATGCCGAGCGGAACAAGCTCAACCCAACCGGTCGGCCTTACGAAACACGCGAATACAAGGCCCTTGGGGTTGCGATGAGAGAGAACGCAAGCCGGACAACGCGGCTAAACGAGCGGCTCAAATACTTGAGAAAGCTGCAGACTCGGCTGGAATGGAAGCTTGCGGTGCAGACCCTTTTTGGGCAGGAGGCTTATGAGCAGTGCGCTGTATGGCTAGAGCAGCAGTACAAGCATTTGAACGACACCAGACGAGAGTGGGCGGCCAAATGATGGCTAACGCCAGGTTAAGCGGGAGACAACAGCCGTGACCAAGCATGAAGACGAACAAGTGGTGGCCGCTGTTGGCTCTCCGCTTGAACCGACAGTTAGGCATCACGAGTGGGACGACGACGGGTGCTGCATTCACTGCGGCTTTGACGGTGCCGAGTGGCACTGGTGGAAGCACAGCACTTACGAAGGCCGCGCGCAGCCAGAAGCCAGGCGGCCGCTTTGCAAGGAACACCGATGAGCTACCACTGCACGAAGTGCAATCAACAGCGCGAACAAGGGTGCTTTGGGCCGCGTTGCCCAGGCATACCGACGCACCATGTTAGCGGCGACCTTCACCAGCGCGCCCGCCAGGAGTTGCAAGCGATTGAGCGGCACCTGACGAAGCGATGCCTGGCCGACGAGTTTTCGCTGACCAACTTGTGGCTTCTGGTGGACGCCAACGGGCGCGGCCAGTGATGCCTAACGCAAAGGTGAGCTGACGCACGAAAGCGCAGCTTTTGGGCGGTCAGCTCAACCGCCGGGTTGTGCGGCAACGTGATGGAGAGGACATGAAAGCACTGACGATTTGCCAGCCCTATGCGGCACTGATTGTGACCGGTGAGAAGCTGGTGGAAAACCGTGAATGGCCGACCAACTACCGCGGGCGGCTGCTGATCCACGCAGGCAAAAGCCGCCAGTGGCTCGTCGACGAGGACGAGCAGGTGTTTGCGGAGCGCGGCGACCCGCTGGTGTTCGGCGCTGCGGTCGGAGATGCGCGGCTTGCGGACGTGCTTCACATCGACCGCATTCAGCGCGGAGAGTACGACGCGAAATACCCGTGGCTGCGCGAGCACATGCACGCGCACGGTACTTGGTGCTGGGTGTTGCAGGACGTGCGCCGCTACGCGCAGCCGTTGCCGTGGAAAGGGGCGCAGGGCCTATGGGATTTCCCGGACGCTGCCTTGACGCACAACGTTCGAGCTGAACCGCCGCCGTAGGCGGTCGGTTCGAGCGAGGGGTTATGCGTGTGGTGAACGAAGGCACAAAGGTAGGCATGAATGAGTTGGCACTATTTGCAGGAGCAGGAGGCGGCATCTTGGGAGGGCACCTGCTTGGATGGCGCACCGGCTGCGCTGTTGAGCTTGATGCCTACGCCCGAAGCGTGCTGCTCGCCCGCCAGCGCGACGGGCTGTTGCCACGTTTCCCGATTTGGGATGACGTGCGAACCTTCGACGGCCGCCCCTGGCGTGGCCGGGCGCGAGTTGTCAGCGGCGGATTCCCATGCACCGACATCAGCAGCGCAGGAGGCCGCGCCGGACTTGAAGGCGAGCACTCCGGCCTGTGGCGAGAAATGGCGCGGATCGTTGGCGAAGTGGGACCGGAGTTCGCTTTCGTGGAGAACGCATCAGACCTTGTTGTTCGAGGACTCGACCGAGTGCTTGGCGACCTTGCCGACATGGGGTTTGATGCGCGATGGGGAGTTGTGGGCGCTGGAGACGCCGGACTTCCCCACGGCCGCAAACGAACATGGATCGTGGCCCACGCCCAAAGCGCGCGACTGGCGCAGCGGTGGGACGGACCCGAGCAAGGTTCAGGCGCGGATAGACAAGCGGCGGAATACTGGCGTGATCGACTTGCCGGATGCAGCAGTGCACCGCCTGTGGAAGCCTGGGTTCAGTGGACTGCTGAATCCGTGCTTCTCCGAAACGCTCATGGAATGGCCGATAGGGTGGACCGACTGCGCGCCATTGGGAATGGACAGGTTCCAAGAGTGGCTGCGGCGGCTTGGCGAATGCTCGCCCCGCAGCAACACGCATAACGCTAGGTTAAGCGGGAGACAACGGCCGTGACGCTGCCGACGAAGCGCACAGGTGCGGATAGCCGTTGGCTCTCCGCTTGAACCGACAGTTCGGCTGCATGCCGGGAAGGACCACGATGATTGATTTTGTTTCGACGCGCCAGACCACTGACGCACAAACCGCTGCCTGCGCGCGACTGCTGGCAGCAGTGATTGCGCAGGCCATCAAGGACGCCTGCAAGCCAATGACGGCCGATGAAAAGCGCAAGGAGAAGAACCTGGACAGCGAAGCGCGGCAGGCCATCCAGTTCTTGTTCGGCACCGACTCAGTATTCCCACTTTACGCGAGCCTGATCGGTAGTTCGGCAGAGTCGATCCGCTTCGCGCTGCTGAACAAGGCCGAAGACATGGTGCAGGTTGCGAGCCGCAGCTTCAGCGACATGGACCGCCGCGTGTTGAAAGGCCGGATGCGCTGGCGCGGTGAATTCATGCAGCCGAACGTTGCCGATAAGCGGCACGGCACGGTACTCCGTGACGGGTCCGCTTGATTGGCGTGTTCGGCTTCACTGGTGGCGCACAACGACTGATGACTATGAACTACGACGACTACGTACAAACGAAACTCTCTCGCGTGCCACCGACAGGCATACCGCACGGCGCCTACATGCCAGACCACGGCCTGTTCCCGCATCAGAGCGCGCTGGTGTCGTGGGCGTGCAAGCGTGGACGCGCTGCGATCTTCGCAGACACCGGGCTCGGCAAAAGCCGCATGCAACTGGCATGGGCTGAAGCCGTGCGACTGCACACCGGCCGCCCGGTGCTGATTCTTGCCCCGCTGGCCGTGGCGCCGCAGACAGTGGCCGAAGGCGCCGAGATTGGCGTGAGCGTGCTGCACTGCCGCGATGGAAGTGACTATGACCCGAGCGAAGGCGCGCGGATCTGCATCACGAACTATGACCGACTGCATCGGTTCGATTGCTCGATCTTCGGGGCTGTGGTGCTGGACGAGTCGAGCTGCATCAAGCACCACGACGCCAAGACGCTGCGCACGCTGCTGACTGCGTTTCGGGATACGCCTTTCAAGCTGTGCGCGACCGCCACCCCGGCGCCGAACGACTGGACAGAGCTGGGCACGCATGCCGAGTTCCTGGGCGTTTGCACGCGCGCCGAGATGCTGGCCGAGTACTTCACGCACGACGGCGGCGACACGAGCGTATGGCGCTTGAAGGGCCACGCGCGGCATATTTTCTGGCAGTGGGTGAGCCAGTGGGGCGCGATGGTGCGCCGCCCCTCAGACCTTGGCTTTGATGATTCGGCCTACGCGCTGCCGCCGCTGCACTTGCACGAGCACACCGTCGAAACCGAAATGCCGCTGAACGGGTTGCTGTTCGCGGCCGAGGCGCAGACCTTGAGCGAGCGCCGAGACGCGCGCCGCATGTCAACGGCCGACCGCGTGCGCGACTGCGCCGCGATTGTGAACAGCGAGGCGGCAGAGCCGTGGGTCGTGTGGTGCGACCTGAACGCCGAAGGCGATGCACTCACCAAGGCCATCAATGGCGCGGTGCAGATTGCTGGCGCCGACAGTACGGAAGTGAAGGAACAGCGCCTGGCCGACTTTGCGGCTGGCCGGTTCCGCGTGCTGGTGAGCAAGCCGAGCATCTGCGGCTTTGGCTTGAACTGGCAGCACTCTGCGCGCATGGCCTTCGTGGGCGTGACCGACAGTTTCGAGGCGTACTACCAGGCCGTGCGGCGGTGCTGGCGCTTTGGGCAGCGGCGCGATGTGCATGTGCATGTCTTCGCGTCTTCTTCCGAGGGCGCAGTGGTGGCGAACCTGAAGCGCAAAGAACGTGACGCCACCAAGATGGCCGAGAGCTTGAGCCAAGAAACCCGCGATGCCGTGATGCAGGAAGTGACCGGCACCACGAGGCAAACCAATATCCACAACGCAAGCCAGCGCGTGACCGTGCCGGCATTTTTGAAAGTAGCAGCATGAATTGCATCGACCAGATCGTGACCGACCGCTACGCCGCATATCACGGCGACTGCGTTGAAGTATTGAAGGGGCTGCCAGACGCGAGCATCGGTTACTCGATCTTTTCGCCACCGTTCGCCAGCCTTTACACCTACAGCAACAGCCCGCGCGACATGGGCAACGTGCGCGACGATGCCGAGTTCTTCGCGCATCTTGACTTTCTCATCGCCGAGCTGCGGCGCGTGATGAAGCCGGGCCGCAACATCAGTTTCCACTGCATGGATATGCCAAGCAGCAAAGAGCGCGACGGCGTGATTGGGCTGAAGGACTTTCCCGGCGATCTGCTGCGGGCTTTCCAGCGGCACGGCTTCATCTTCCACGCGAAGGTAACGATCTGGAAAGACCCCGTGACCGCGATGCAGCGCACCAAGGCGCTGGGCCTGCTTCACAAGAGCGTGCGCGAAAACTCTGCGATGTGCCGCATGGGCATTCCAGACTACCTCATCACGGTGCGCAACCCAGGCGAGCAGGAAGACCGCGTGACGCACGGCGCCGAGTTCCCCGTTGATCTGTGGCAGAAGGTCGCCAGCCCGGTCTGGATGGACATCAACCCGAGCGACACCTTGCAGTTCCGCAGCGCGCGTGAGCATGACGACGAGCGCCACATCTGCCCGTTACAGCTTGACGTGATCCGGCGCGGCGTGATGCTCTGGACGAACCCGAACGACATCGTGCTCTCGCCATTCATGGGCATCGGCAGCGAGGGCTATGTAGCGCTGGAGATGGGCCGGCGCTTTGTTGGCGCCGAACTGAAAGCCAGCTACTACGCGCAGGCAGCGGCCAATCTCGCGGCCGCCACCGCAAAGACGGAAGACCTGTTCGCTGCATGAGCGCGGGGTATTAGTGAAGCCGAACGCCAAGGTAAGCGGCGTGCCGCCACAGGACTAAAAGGGAGAGATGAAGATGGAGCAACTGCAAGCGTTTGACGGAGGCACATGCGGCACGTCCGACTTGACCGACGTGTTAGGGGTTGGATCCTCACGGATGCACCCACACGACAACAAGTTCCACGCCGGCAACGGAGAGGACGGAAAGCACTACTGGCTGACGCCGCCAGACCTCTACGCCGAACTGAACAAGGAGTTCGACTTTGACTTTGACCCTTGCCCGTTCCCGAAGCCTGAGAACTTCGACGGCCTGACCTGTGAGTGGGGGCAGCGGAACTATGTGAACCCTCCCTTCGGATCCATCATCCACCAGGGCCGGAAGAAAGGCCCGACAGCTTGGATGCGCAAGGCGATTGAGGAACAGCGCAAAGGGAAACTGTCGGTCGTTGTGTACCCGGTGGATAAGTGGGTGCTGATGATGCTGGCGGCGACCGGAGCGCAGAACGTCCGAAACCTCGGCGACGTGAAGTGGTGCGCCACGGAGGACGGATCCGCAGGGAAAGGGACGGGGCGGCATATCGCATGCTTCGTGCTGACCCCTAACTCCATTTAGGCGACACCTGTCGCCTAAGCATTTACGCCGTCACCATGACGGCAGAACGCGTAAAAAACGAGGAGCTTTGAACATGACAACAACAGCATGCGATGACCAGTTCAGCGCCGAACCTGAGCCGGTGCATCAGCCGTATGACGTGGCGGCGATTTTGCGGAAGAACATCGCCGATCTTGAGAAGGAACTGCAAAGGCAGCGGGAACAAAATGCCGCCGCAACGGAACGACTGCGCGAACAGATTGAGCGCGTTACATCGGAATGGGAGCGCGCCGAAAATGACGTCGCCGCTGCCAGATCCGACCTGCAATCGTTCATTGATTCGCGCAATGAATTGATGGCGAGGGCTGAGGCGGCAGAGGCGGAACTGGCGAAGCTGCGGGAGCAGAAGCCTGCCTTATACATGGCGTTTTCAGAGTGTGGGCAGTTCATCCGATACTGGACGCGAGATACAGCAAATCTTGACGCTACGATGGCGGTAAACGATTTCACTGTG